ACTCGTCAGAATGAATATTATCAAGCAGCAAGGCGGCATGTTTGGACCAAATAAAAACATCTCAGAATGGTGTATCCCTCAAAACGAGGGAAAATCCCCTAAAACGAGGGATAAAACATCCCTCAAATTGGGGGATTGCTATCCCTCAAATTGGGGGATTGCTATCCCTCAAAACAGGGGGACACAAAAGACACTATTACAAAAGAAAAAAGAAAAGATTATTCGTCCGAGAATTCTGGCGAATCCTCTGACCAGCCAGAAAACGATCTTTCTGTGGTTAAACCGGATGCTGCAATTCAGAGCGGCAGCAAGTGGGGAACAGCAGAAGACCTGACCGCCGCAGAGTGGATGTTTGACATGGTGAAGACCATCGCGCCATCAGCCAGAAAACCGAATTTTGCTGGGTGGGCTAACGATATCCGCCTGATGCGTGAACGTGACGGACGTAACCACCGCGATATGTGTGTGCTTTTCCGCTGGGCCTGCCAGGACAACTTCTGGTCCGGTAACGTGCTGAGTCCGGCCAAACTCCGCGACAAGTGGACCCAGCTCGAAATCAACCGTAACAAGCAACAGGCAGGCGTGACAGCCAGCAAACCAAAACTCGACCTGACAAACACTGACTGGATTTACGGGGTGGATTTATGAAAAACATCGCCGCACAGATGGTTAACTTTGACCGTGAGCAGATGCGTCGGATCGCCAACATCGATAACCAGGACATGACGATATCGGTCTGGGTCTTTCCTGATACTGATATTTCAGATGTATCGCGTGAGTTAATTGCGGCAATTAAACAGGGGTATCTAACAGTAAAAGCCGCCGGGGTATGGGCGGGGGGCATTGAAACACCTTCGGTGGAAACTCCATCGGAAGGCTCTAAATTTTTTGGTTTTGATATGGATAACGAATTCATCAGTGGTTTTGATGTAGGGGCATGGGGAGTATTACTCTGATGGCGAAAAATGACTTTAAAGCGTTTGCAACTGATCGAAATGCCAATGTTATGTCGCAGGAGGAATGGGAAGCGTTGCCTGCGCTTATATCCGGATTTACAGCAGGGAAAGCATCCAGTGCGCAAGTCAATAAGGTTATTCGGCAGGCCAGCTTTATTGCTGCAGCTCTGGCCCAGTTTGTAAGTGATAAAACGCAACGGGATGTGCTTGATAATGGTGATCTGCCCGGTTTTGTTGAATTGCTGGGATCGGGGTTTGCTGTTGAATACCTGAGCCGCAAGAATCCGTTTGGCGATATCAAATCGGACGGCACGGTGAAAACGGCTCTTCAAAACCTTGGTTTGGGAGAAGGTGCTCCAGCTATTGGCGTTCCGTTCTTCTGGCCGTCCGCTGCAATGCCAAATACTGTAATCGACAGCTGGTCCTGTATGGTGTTTTTGAAGTTCAACGGCGCGAAATTCTCTGCCACTGATTATCCTGTGCTGGCGAAAGTGTTTCCTTCGCTGGTATTACCTGAAGCCCGCGGTGATTTCATTCGTATCTGGGATGACGGGCGAGGTGCAGACGGTGGTCGCGAATTATTAAGCTGGCAGGCAGCTACAAACTTTTCTCAGTTTGCCGGGAATATAGGCGAAGGTGCGGGACACGCAATTAACTTTCATGATGGCATCGCCGGAAATCAGCCAGGATTTTCACGATTTAATTTCACCAGTAACTCTGTGGGTGATGGTGTGAATTTTGTTGCAGTCAGACCGCGAAATATTGCATTTAACTTTCTGGTGAGGGCTAAATAATGAAACCTGTTTTTGATGAAAATGGGCTGGCTACAGTGCCGGGCGATATGCGTTGTTTTTATTATGATGCTGAAACATCTGAGTATACGGGCTGGTCTGATGAATATATTAATACTGGCGTAAGTATGCCCGCCTGTTCCACTGGTATTGACCCTGGCGAAAACATTCCGGGAAGAGTGGCAGTATTTACAGGTAAGGGATGGAGCCATGAAGAAGACCATCGCAATGAGACTGTTTACTCAATCGAAAATGGCGCAGCTGTTACAGTGGATTATATCGGTGCCATCAAAGACGGTTATGTCACGATTTCACCGTTAACGCCATACGATAAATGGGATGGTGAGAAATGGGTGACAGACACTGAGGCACAACACAGTGCCGCAGTAGACGCGGCAGAAGCACAGCGCCAATCACTGATTGATGCAGCAATGGCTTCCATTAGTCTGATTCAGCTGAAGTTACAGGCCGGACGGAAACTGACTCAGGCAGAAACAACCCGACTTAACGCCGTGCTGGATTACATTGACGCGGTGACGGCAACAGATACCAGCACCGCGCCGGATGTCATCTGGCCTGAACTGCCGGAGGCGTAGGCCATTCAATATCTGGCGCACCGGAAGTATCGACCAGCTCCAGTGCGTCCAGATAATCCAGCCACAAATTATATTGCGTCAGTTCGTCACCTTTCAGACGACCAATAGCCGCTTTACCGGGCCATTGCTTACTGTTCATGTATTCGTTGGCCTGGTTAATTAGTAGCTGTCTTTCTGATTCAGTAATTTCAATAAGCTCTTCATGCGTGGGTGGAGGAATATCTGCCCACGCAGGCAGCCCATCATCTCCGGCAATACGGATTTTTCCTTGTGGCGGTTCAGCCATAAACTCACTGATAATATTTTGATTTACTTCCTTAGCGTCTGATAAATCCCATCCCTCTGATTTATATTTATCAATCATATCCACAGGGAAAAAAGCATTATGCCTTGCGCTATAAACATATTCGTCCATATAAATCACCCTGAATAAAATTACTCACCAACAGCCCACCAACTGTAATTCATCGATACCGTGTCGCTGGTTGATGACGTTCTGTAAGCAGAATTAAAGCCGGTTAACGTTGGGCCTTCTGCAGTCATCACGAACCCTCGCCCAGCGCCTAAAGGCGCACCGCCATCACCAGAATGAGTAAGCATGGCGCAGTCCGCTTTTTTGGGGAAAGGGATGCTGAATGTAATTCTCATTGTTTGCGTCGATAATGTCGGCGTAACCGCACCACGACCATATTGCAGGATTTTCCCGTTGGGTAATTTCATCCATCCATTACCACTGGCAAAAGAGGCCATGTCCGGTATCTGATTTTCCCCTGTCCCCACATCCCGTTTTGCCGCTTCTCCCAAACCAACGTTTATGAAAATGCAGAAATAACGAGCAAATGGCATCATTCCTGCTTTTGTCAGGGAGATCTACCATGCTTATTGGCTATGTACGTGTGTCAACAAATGACCAGAACACAGATCTACAACGTAATGCGCTGAACTGTGCAGGATGCGAGCTGATTTTTGAAGACAAGATAAGCGGTACAAAGTCCGAAAGGCCGGGACTGAAAAAACTGCTCAGGACATTATCGGCAGGTGACACTCTGGTTGTCTGGAAACTGGATCGGCTGGGGCGCAGTATGCGGCATCTGGTCATTCTGGTTGAGGAGTTGCGCGAACGTGGCGTTAATTTTCGCAGCCTGACGGATGCTATTGATACCAGTACCCCAATGGGGCGCTTTTTCTTTCATGTGATGGGGGCCCTGGCTGAAATGGAACGAGAACTGATTGTTGAACGAACAAAAGCTGGACTGGAAGCTGCTCGCGCACAGGGACGAATTGGTGGACGTCGTCCCAAACTTACACCAGAACAATGGGCGCAGGCCGGACGATTAATTGCAGCAGGAATTCCTCGCCAGAAGGTAGCGATCATCTATGATGTTGGTGTATCGACACTGTATAAGAAGTTTCCGGCCGGAGATAAATGAAACCGTAGCACGTCGTATGCAAGATCGTGCTGCGGTTTATGCTTACCACTTGAAGATTCAAAAATTAGGTGAGTAACGAACTGGAGACATAGCTCCTTTTTTTCTTAATTCATCTGGTATTTTTTTCCCAAGATAAAGGTTTGCTATTTCAGGTGGGGCTTCTCGACCTTCAAAACCATAGCGAGAGCTTTGTGTTGCCTCAAAGTCAGGGTCTTCGTCCCAGTATTTCATCGTAGGAAAATGTTCACGCGTTGATTTTAGCCATTTATCAGCAATGAAAACTCCTCGAACGATCCCCCTTACAGTAGCAAGAATGACTTCTGCTTTACTGGCGCGCGAGACATTAATGCGCCAGCTAAATCGAACCGCATCATAAAGCTCTGAATCTTTTGCACTTCTGTTAACGGAAATCATTAATGCTTTATGATGAAATGTTATGGTTTCGGGTTGATATGTTGCTATCAACTCTTTGACATGCGCGGCGCCGAATTCATTGCTGCCAGCACCATTCATGATATTCGTTAACCCAGGGTAGGCATCAATAAGTGCTGCTTCAACTTCGTACGCCGTCTTTTCATCAGTCATTCCATGTCGATGGATGACATGGATAACTTCAAGTCCCGCTAATCTTATTTCTCTGATTTGCTTTAGCTTGTTGCTCAGTAAGTCGTCATCATCAGCCGCTGCCACTTCACCGCGCATATGGGCAAATACGCGGTTACCTTTGCCTTTCCCTACATAGAAGGTGCTTCCGTCCCTAGGATCAATCAATCGGTATACATACCAGCCAAGGTGTTCAATTACTCCAGAAGGAAACTCAGTAATATCCATTTTGCAATATCTGTGAATTATTTGTGAGACGTATATTAATGAACATTGCAAGGGCTCACAACTAGTAGTGTTGAGAAAGCCATCGGGAAAATGAGGCTAACCCTTTGAATTTACATAGCGCAAAAAGATACCTTTCCTCATAATGTGAGCTAATTTTATGTTTCGTTTGATGATCGGGTCGGTCTCGAAAACCGGAGTAGGGGCAACTCTACCGGGGGTTCAAATCCCCCTCTCTCCGCCACTTTATCAATGACTTATCTCCCGACTTCCCGCCTTGCTTTTCCTAAACAGAACAATCGTAGAATATTCTTGAAGGGTTAGATCGTCACTGTTTTCTGTTCGATACTGTGACATTCAGCACTTGATTCGCTATGGATCTGACAGGAAGGTTTTGAGCGAAAATCTGCAGTTATTCAGTCGTTTTCTTATCGGTCACCATTATTCTTTTAGACATTGATCCTACAAAGCTGCCGCAAAGTTGGTGGTGGGAACTGAAGTTGCGTAGAGAAGGGGTCAATACCCGGAGGCAAACATGGGCTGGCAAAAGTGTAGCGGTATTAGGCGCAGCTATTTAGCCTAGTTATGTTTTATGAAAACTTGATATCATATAAGTGTCTTACTTATTGGCTGTAAATAAGTTTTTCCTAAGGAATTGTTTCTTGAGTATCATTTGTAACTGTAACGGAATTTATAATCCTTTGCTTTATTGTTACGGTATTTTTTATCACACCCTATTTTTAGTGGTTTTTTATACTGAAGTTTGGCAAAGTGAACTTTATATACATATACTTCATCCTGGTTTCAGTTAAATTGGGGGGATGATATGGCAACTACATGTTCAGTTATATTGATTTTGGAGTCCTTTGATGTTTATTTCGGAAAAGAGAGTGTGTTTCTGGAGAGAGGTTCATCTGTACTTGTCGACTCTAGCTCTAGAGATTTTTTCCTGACATATCCTGAAAGAGTGATAGTGGCGGATTTTGGCGCTGAGTTTATTAGTCGCTATTTGAAAGCTAATAACTTAAGGGATATTTCTGATTGTAGGGAATATCCATCTTATTTAAAAATAAACTTTGCTGACTTCAGTTTAATTAAAGGATTAATTAGTTGGGCTAATCACTGTGCTGAATACATAGAAATTTTTGATGAGTCTATTGCTTTTACATGTCTCTCTGCATTTTCTTCTGAAAAACAATTTGGAGTATTTCTGTTTGGATGTTTGAAAAGCACAGGGGCTAAAGTTAAAACGATTATTCATACGGATTTATCTGCACCATGGCGTCTTAAGGATATATCATCAAGATTATATCTCAGCGAAAGTTTACTAAAGAGGAAATTGAAAGAAGAGGGGGTATCATTCAGTAAGATCATACTTGATGAGAGGATGCAAATGGCTGAATATTTACTCAGCACTCGTTGTTATCCTATTAGTAAAGTAGCTAAGGTCTGTGGTTATGCCAGTGTCTCATACTTTACTTATGTATTTAGACGTTATTTTGGTGTTTCTCCAAGTCAATACTCTCAGAGGAGTTCAGAAAGTAAAATTCTTACTCACCAGGGAATCTGATCATTGTTCTTGCCCCCTTATTTCCAGACAGGGGGGGTATCTTAAGTTAACGTTACCCGCTGACGTCGATATTCTCGCGGAGAGCGATAACCCAACGCACTGTGCGGATGGTTTTCATTGTAATGTTCGATCGCCACTGCAAGATTATGCAATGCCGTTCTTACATTCGGTTTCGGCATGAACGCGATGTAGTCTTCCTTCATCGTTTTCACGAACCTTTCTGCAATTCCATTACTCTGAGGACTGCTGATTGCCGTTGTGCAGGGCTCCAGATTCAACTCTCTGGCGAACTGCCGTGTTTCATGCGCTCTATACGCTGAACCGTTATCTGTCAGCCACTGGATGGACTGTTCCGGTACTTTATCGCCAAAGCGTTTTTCTATCGCTCCTAACATGACATCCTGCACTGTCGCTTTATCGTAACCTCCCGTGCTTGCGGCCCAGTCTATGGCTTCACGATCGCAACAGTCCAGGGCGATTCATCTGGGCCAATCCTTGCTCATAACAGGCATTCACTTCAGTCATGGCAGAAAGGTATGCATGCTGGAGAAGTCGTGAAAGAAAAGAAGACTGCTGCGCCGTTTGTCGTCACGTTTATCTTCATTGGCTATGCAAGTCGTAATACAAGGTGGGACAAAACTGAGACACATAAGGCCTCGCAATGGCTTGCAAGGCTTTACATGTTTTGATGTGGTGGGACGTGTGAGCGCAGTGTTGATGGGGTAATGCTTTGAATTAGAAGCGGATTCTTATAATTCGTAATGCGAAGGTCGTAGGTTCGACTCCTATTATCGGCACCATCTCAACTTCCTCAAACGTCCGTATTAGTCCATAAAATCTCTGATTTATAACATTTTTTATTCTTTTAAGTCCATAGTAGTCCGTAACCATCCAGTAGAATCCGGTACTGAATGTGTATAGGATTGTGTATATGTTCCTGTTCGGTCTGGATTCCTATACACATGCCTTTAAACGATATGCAGATTCGCCGCGCTAAGCCTGAAGCTAAAGCCTATACATTTGGAGATGGGCTAGGGTTGTCATTACTTATAGAACCTAATGGAAGCAAGAGTTGGCGGTTCCGCTATCGCTATGCCGGCAAACCCAAAATGATCTCGCTTGGTGTTTACCCAACGATCACCCTTGCCGATGCTCGTTCCCGTCGTGATGAAGCTCGAAAACTTGTGGCAGAAGGAAAGAACCCTAGTGAGGTTCGAAAAGAGCAAAAGCTAGCTATGCAAACAGAGTCAGAGAACGCCTTCGAAAAGATAGCCAGAGAGTGGCATCAACTTAAATCTGCTAAATGGTCGGCGGGATATGCATCAGACATCATGGAAGCGTTTAAGAACGACATTTTTCCTTATGTCGGAACAAGGCCTGTGGGAGAGATTAAACCGCTAGAGCTGCTGAACGTTCTGCGTAAAATTGAGAAACGTGGTGCGTTGGAGAAAATGCGCAAAGTGCGGCAGCGTTGCTCCGAAGTGTTTCGCTACGCAATTGCAACGGGTAGGGCGGAGTACAATCCTGCGGCTGATCTCTCCAGCGCTCTCGAAGTACACCAATCCAATCATTTCCCATTCCTAAAAGCTGATGAGATACCTGATTTTCTACGTGCCTTAGAGGGTTACTCCGGGAGTAAGCTTGTCCAGATAGCCACGAAATTACTGATGATTACGGGTGTGAGAACCATCGAATTACGCGCGGCATTATGGCAAGAATTTGATCTGGATAACGCTATTTGGGAAATTCCTGCTGAAAGGATGAAAATGCGTAGGCCACATCTTGTGCCCTTATCATCTCAAGCGGTAGATTTACTCAATGAACTCAAGATCATGACAGGGAACTATCGTTATGTTTTTCCAGGGCGGAACGATCCGAATAGGCCAATGAGCGAAGCGAGTATAAATCAAGCCATTAAGCGTATTGGGTATGGAGGAAAAGTCACTGGACATGGTTTTCGTCATACCCTTTCTACAATCCTGCATGAGCAAGGTTTTGAGAGTGCTTGGATTGAAATCCAGTTGGCTCATGTAGATAAAAATTCTATTAGGGGGACTTATAACCATGCTCAATATTTTAGTGGAAGGAAGTCTATGATGGACTGGTACAGTAATTTGATATTTGAAAGACTAAAAAGGAGTTAATTTGTGTCTCAACCACTTTCGGAAATATTGACATGGGATGATGAACAATGGGAGGTATTTGTCCATGATTGGCTTATTGTCTGTAAATCAGATGATTACCCGTGGAGCGAACGTTTGGGAGGAGCTGGAGATAAAGGTAGAGACGTTGTTGGATATAAATCGGATCCTAACGTAGAAGGTTATTCTTGGGATAATTATCAATGCAAACTGTACAAAAAAAGTTTAGGGTTCTCTGATGTTGTAGTTGAGTTTGGAAAACTTATCTATTTTACTCTGAATGGTGATTATCCCATCCCTCAGAAGTACTTTTTTGTGGCACCCTATGATTTATCTACTACATTTTCTAATTTATTGAAAAATAAAAACGAGCTTAAAAAAGCAGTCCTTGATTCATGGGATTCAGCAATTTCAAAAAAATAACTAAAAAGATTGATATTCCATTAGATGATGAAATAAAAAAATATATTGAGGATTTTGATTTTAGTATTTTTTACTCTCTACCCTTATCATTGATTTTAAATGATATTGCAAATACACACCTTTATTTTAAGTACTTTAACGAGCTGTATGTCGTGAGAATCCCTCCAAATGAAATTCCAACATACAATTCAAAAAAAGAGTCTGTATATGTTAATGCACTGCTTCAAGCCTATTCAGAGCATGGAAATAAAACTTATAGTTCTTTCTTAGAGCTTGATGATCCATACAGACGACACTTTAATAATAGTAGAAATGATTTTTATTTTGCATCTTCGCTTGAGGTTTTTGTCCGCGAAGTATTTAAAGATGATGTATTCAAAGCATTGAAATGTTACATTTCATCTTCAATTGAACCCGTCTTTTATGAAGACCATAATTATGCATTTATTAGGTGTAATGCAGTCTTGAAGCAGGCTGTTCTGACACCAATTGCACATTCAGTACTATCAAAAATATGTGAAGCAAATGATAAAAAAGGAATATGCCATCATTTGGTTAATGATGGTGAAGTAATTTGGACGGTGAGATAATGGTTAGAATTTATAATTCAAGTTTAGAAGTGGCATGTCGAATGGCGAAAGTGCTCGTCGCTATTTATCCTTCTTCATTAAGCCTTGAACGGCTTATTTGTTTTGATTTTATTTTAGTAAATCTTAAGGATTTTTTACCTGAAGAGATTAGTCTTCATCCTCCAATACCCCGTAGAGATGCTCAGTTAGCCCTAAAACGAGAGATTGTTTTAGAATCATTGGCTTTGTTGCAAGGCTATGAACTAGCCTCAAAAATTTATACACATCGTGGTTTTGTATATAAAGCTTCTGAAAAAACATATGCATTTACAAATTCTCTACATAATGAATATGTTGCGCAGATGGAGCATAATATAAATTTGGTGGTTAAGTTATATAGTGATATTCCTGATGAGCAGTTGCAATCAATTATAAAAAATAAAATTGGCAAATATGATATGGAATTTAATTATGAATGACAATTTTTTTACGTT